TTCAAGTACCATTACAATTACTCCGCTAACAACATGCCAGTGTTCGGATCGTTTAAAATGTCGTTGATCGCTTAACGCTTTTCCTTTTTGAAAACTTAATTCTTTTACTTGCCATTCGCCGTTGCTATCAAGTACTTTGTAAGATCCCCACGATCTTTCTGTCTCGGGCTTCTCCCAATTTTTTAAAATCCAACTGCTTGAATTTTTTTTGTCGGTGCCTCCAACTTCCCAAGCAAACTCCACTCTAGGATGAGTTCCGTATTTGACTACTTCGGGTATATTGCCAGCATTACGATCGCCGCCGTTTGCAACAATAATTTTATCATTAGGGTTTGAATCTAAAATATATTCTATACATTTATTGCTGCTTCCTAACTCATCATCGTCAAATGATAACACTAGGTCAACCATTTTAAGATTTTTTACAATATTTGCTCGTTCTACAAAAGGCATAAATGGCCTGCCTTTTTTACGGACAAGCCATTCATCACTGTTTACACCAACCCATAACTCGTTGCCAAGTTTTTTTGCTTCATTAAAGTAAGCAATATGCCCACTGTGAATAGGGTCAAAACCTCCGGTTACTAATACTATTGTTTTCATAAAGTTATTTAATAGTTACCAACTGAATATGTAGTCTTTTCTGACATTAGTTATTTCTTTTGCACCTTGACTTTTTAAATACGCACCAGCACAAAATTCTGTGTCAGGATGCTGTTCAACAACAATAACAGGTTTGTATTTTAAAATAGTTTCGATGCCACCTTTCAATACTTCTAATTCGTAACGTTCGCAATCAATTTTAAGAAGGCCAAACTTGGGTAAATTCAAGTCATCTAATCGCTTTATATCAATAGATCCCTGGCCTACTTCGCTAACATAACTACTACCAGTATTTTCTGCATCGTAGATCATTTCTACTTTATTAGTTGCACTACCTAGTGCATGTTTGTGTATTTCGATGTTTAGTCCTGCTACGTTACGCTCCAAACAACTATACACTTGCTCTAACGGCTCAAACGCAACAACATGATTAAATATTTTTGTTAAAGGTTTTGCCCATAACCCAACATTAGCGCCTACATCAACTGCCATGTTAAAATCAGTCACATACTTGTATGCTTCGTCTCTGACGTCGTCCTGATATTCAGGAGGTCCACCGTTTTTAATACGTTTGGCAATTAATCTCTCAAAATGGTTGTCAGTGTCTGGCATCCAGTAGTTATAGACTTTTTTCATATTGAAGCGTCCTCCATACCAGCAACTCGTAGCTTCACAATGTTAGTTAATTGCCATTGTTTTTGATCTAGAGCTTTAAGAACGCCTAGCCATTTATTGCGTACTAATGCAAATTCATTGATAATTTTTTCATAATCGACTACATCTGCTTCGCCGTCTACATATTTTTCGCAGTCGCGACTGCTTAATGCACGTGGATAGTTTTCAAGATATTTCTTAAAAAAACTGCTGCGTAGTCTGCGTAATTCAATATTTAAATACTCAAGAATAGCTTCTAATTCTTGTAGTTGATTAAATCGGTGTTCTACGATACCGGGCATATTAGCGGCAGCTTTTTCAATGCTGCCGCTAATTTGTACTTCGTTACGAGCTGATACAAGTTCGTCTTGAAAGTATTGTATTGCTTCCGGAATTTGAGAGATATCTCTTGATACTCTACTATACCATCCCATTAGTCATCCTCTTCGTCGTTGTACTCAGAATCTAAATCTAAATAATAATTGATAGCATTATCGAGATATTTGTCTGTACCCGATACTTCTTTAAATGTAATATCGTCTACACCATAATCTGCTAGCAAGTCGACAAACTTTTCTGCTGCTAGCTCGACATGTTTTTTGTCCAAGTACTCTTTAAAAAGATTCCAAATATCTGCAATTTGGCTTTCATCCATTACAACTACTCCTCGATGGTATCCACAACTTCTTCGTTTGTGTTCTCGATATTTACCTCAACTTGCTTTTTATTGGGTAAATCCGACATTACCATTTCGAGTAGTTCTCCTGTCCAGTTTTTACGATATTCTAAAGTTTCGACACCTTCACTGTCGGTATACTTGTAACGGTTTCCTTGTTTCTCAAGAACCCCCCATTTTTCAAACATGTCAAACAATCCACTGTAAGGATCCATGCCAGTTTCATACGGAATTTTTACTTGTACACCTTCAAACGGTTTTGCATAACGTGTTTTCATCACTTTACATGCAGCACGAATGCCGTTTACTTCAGATGTCTTGTTGCCATCTTCGTCTTCTTTAAGCTTCAACTTCTTCATTGCTACTACCATAGACGATGCGTACACAAAACCCGAACCTCCTGAAATTTTGTCATCAGGATCAAACATATCTTGCGATGCATAAGTGTGGTTAGTAACAACCATGCCTACATTGTAAGAACCAAACATATTAACACAGTTAGTCACAAGTGCTTTGAGTGCTTTAGCTTTACGACCCATGTCACCCTTCATGTCACCTGCTTCGAACTGATTGACTTCAGTAGGAGTCATAAGCATACCAAGACTATCAATGACAAACAAAACCTTAGGACGATCCTTTTCGTCCATTGCTCTATAGTCATCCATGAACGTTGAGATAGTTTTAGCAACATCGTCGATCATTGCCATGTTGAGTTTGAGAATTTTTTCTTCGTTAGTATCAACACCTAGTGCTTGCAGCCAGCTTTCGTCAAGTGCGTTTTCAGAGTCAATAAGAACAACAAAAATACCCTGTTCTTGTGCGTGTTTTACAATATTACCAGACACAATGTAAGACTTACCTGCGCCCGACTCTCCGGCAAACACACTTACTTTGCCAAGCGGAATACCTTTTTTAAAGTCGCCACTAAGCAAGTAATTAAGAGCATAGTTACCAGTGCTGATCCAATCAGTTGGGTCGTTAAACCCTGCGCTCATTCCTTTGATACTCTTTGTCAGCGAGTTTCGGAATTTGCTTGGATCAAATGCCTTTGTTGCCATGCTTATTCGAGCTCCATTCCGTTGTATTCTTTAATGAGTGCAAAAAGTTCGTCTTCTGATGCACACATAACCTTTACTGATTTCCAGTCATCTTTTTTATCACGACCGTTGATTTCTACCATCCAGCCGTTATCATAACGATTAACAGAGATGTTATCATTTACTTTAACTAGCTTGTTAATTTTTGCCATTTGTTTATCTCCTAATATAAAAAGCAATAACGGTTATAGGCGTGCTTTGAACACGCCTATAATATTGTTTTTACCCGTTCTGACGAGCACGAATCTTTGCAAGAATATCTTGTGCGCCAGTAGATGCTGTATTAGTTACAGGTGCAGGTTTAGACACAGATGCTGCGGCTCTAGCTGCTTCTTCATTTGATTTAAAACCAATGTCATCATCTTCGTCATTTACAATGGTTTTAGACGATGCAACAGGATCTCCAGTACGAGCTGCCATGCCGCTAGGACGGAAATATTGGCTCCAACGATCTGCATCGTATGCTTCACCGTCAACTGAAGCTTCAAACATTTCTTTAATGACTTTAAGCTCAACATCTGTGGGCTTCTTAGGAAGGAAGTCACCGAGGTTATACAGTCCAAACTCGTTAATTGCTTTCATTTCCGAATCCGACAACGGACGGTCACGACGAGCCCAGTTACTTGCACCATAGTCTGCATAGCCACCTTTAGACCCTTTGTTAAGACGGAAGTCAACACCAGCAGTGTAATCTGTTGGTAGTTCTTCCATGTCAGGATCCATAAGTGCTGCTTTAATAAGCTGGAAGATTTGAGGACCGATGATAAAACGTCGAATCGGATTATCCGGCGTAGTATCTTCTTTGATCGGATTATCAGATACAAATCCTTGGAAGAGGTAACTACGCTTTTTCCAATACTTGCGTCCTAGATCTTCAAGAGTAGGATCTTTAAACCACGGACGAACTTCGGTAAGAATTGGGCAAGATTCACCATACATTTCCATGCACGGAACTTGTACTTGAACAGGACGTGACTCGGTTTCTCCTTTTACTCCTGCAAAAGGAAGTTTAATCATTGCACGTTCTACCCAAAAGAAGTCGTTTGAAGTATTGCCATCTGGAAGAAAACGAATGGTTGCAGTTTGGCCTTCTGCCATGTTCCAGAATGGATAAATTGCGTTGTCGCCGCCGGTGTTTTGATTATTACCGCTAGAACGTGTTTCCTGTTCTTTAAGTTTCGCGCGGATTTCTGCTAATGATGCCATAGTATTGCCTCCTTGTTATTGCCTATGCATTTGTGCCTTTAATGTGTAGCACAGTTACTAAACTACACAATATTATTTATCTTGTCAAGTATTTTTTTAATATTATTAATGAGTTAGCGGATTATAAACCCGCTAACTGCTTTATGATTTCTGTTTGAGGATAACGAGAATTTAGTGTTTCTTGTGCATTGCGTTTAGCAACAGTTGCCTCGACTTTTTGAATAAATTTAGCAGCTGGCGTTACATATTGTGTACCATAATCTTTTTCTACCATAGTAAGAACTGCTGTCGGGCCTTTTGGAAATGTTCCGTTTTCTCTATCAAAATAAGATAGAATAAACTCTCCAAGCGGTGTTTGTTGTTTTTCTAAAGTAACTTCTTTGCCGTCTGGTCCAGTAATTTTGTCGCCTTTTTTCTTGCCTGACATTTTAGCTTGACGAACTGCGTGAGCAAATGCATTGCCCTCTTGTACATTCATTTCAATCCACTGCATAAGAGGGTATAGTGTGTTTACAATTTCATTGGCAAACCCTGCATCTTTTCCTGAGCCAGGTTCTCTTTCCATACTTTTTGCTTTTTTACGTAGTTCGATTACAGGTGCTATTATTTGTTTAAATTTAAGGTCGCTGGTATCAGCATTGCTTTGTAGCCAAGTAATAACATCGTATACGTCATTTACATACATGCCTGCTAGATTGCCATCGTACGACCCTTGGCCCAATTCGATACTTTTGCCTATCTTGCGTAAATTACTTAATATTTCTATAGCATCTTTAGATGAGTTAATATATGCTTCATCAAGCTCGTCTTCTTCTTTAACTTTAACACAATTGTCTACACGCTTGCCGCCTTTCATTTTGGTGCCCATACGCTTGTAGCCCTTCCAGCATACCTTGCCATCTACGCCTTTTTGCTTTTCTTCACTGAGTGTACGCCAGCTTGGGTTTCCACAATCTTCGCAAACATGATCTGCAAACTGACCCATTGCATCTTCAAATGTCTGCTCTAGTTCAAATTCTTCTTTGGTCTTTTTCTTTTCAGCTTTACTGTACTTGTCTTTTAGACGACCTAGTTCTTCTTGACTTGCGCCTTCACGACCTGCTTGTGCAGCCTTTTTCATATATTCTTTACCGTGCTTTTTTACGCCTGTATAGTACTGTAGTCCGCTTTCGTCGATTATATCGTCTGGACCCAGTTCTGTAGCTTTAGTAGCTTCCGATACTAATTTATAAATGTACGGAAACACGTCTTTTAATTCTTCGTTAAACTGTTTTATAGTTAATTGATCTATCCAGTTCTCGGCTACGTCTTCTGGTACTTCTTGTACGTCTGGTGCTGTATAACTTGATACTGCTTCTGCATAATATGAAGGTTTTTGTAGATTTTGAATTTCTTTCTTAATAGTTACAACACGTTCTTTTACAATACCAGTATAATCTGCCAATCCTTCTGCTACTACGCTACTACGATTTATATATTGACTAAATTTACGTAGTTTTGAAATTTCTTCAGAAAGCCCAGAAATATATTTTCCAAAATCGTCGTATGCATTTCCGCCTTCACTGACATGCACTGCCATTGCTCTTGCACCACTTAGATGTTTATATGGATATTTAAAACGTTCACCAGTTGGCGATTCGATATAAATTGCATTTATTTTTTGTGTTCTTCCTGTAGCACTTTCTACATTTATAGGTGCAACATGCTTTATAGCTAATCTAGCATTTCCAATGCGCTGATAACTTGTTTTGTTTGTGCCATACATTTTAGATTCGGCCATGGTTTCATCTCCGGAAGGTTTGGTTGCTAAGAATGAATAATCTCTTTTTGTTAAGTTATTTTTGTTAATATCTCTAACATCGAAGTTCATCATGTTTTTTTTGGCAAATAGTCTTAATTCTTTTAAAAAACTATACCAGTTCTTTTGTATATCATCGGTTTGTTCTGATGCAAAGTCTTGCGACATAATCACTGTTAACCCAGTGTCTTCGCTGATATTAACACTAACTTTGCCCAAGTCTATACCATCTACTATGTAGCCAAAATCAAAGTATCTTGCTTCTTCAGGAATGTTAGTTACAGTGCCTTCTTCGTCGCCGATAGTAACGTCCGAAAAACGTCCTCTGATTTTATTAAAAAGATTACTTGCTACATAACTTAAATTTTTCATAAAGTATTTATCAATAATTTGAACTTACAAAGATTGGCATGGG